TAGATCTTCGTTTTTCTCGTCGTAAAAGAACTGACCCTTAAAATCAGCTGTTGGGAAGGTGACAACATTGTCAGTCGCTCCCGCACCACCAAATTTGGTTACAGAGCTATCCGCAAGCTTTGACCCATCAATCGAGCTGTTCTGAATACGAGCAGCAGGAAAAGCGCCTGTTGTTGTCTTGCCTGCATCCAGCTCTGGAACGTCAGCCGCTGCAATGTTTGTAGCTGAACTTATGTGCCCTTGAGCGTCAACCGTGACCTTGGTAAAGGTTCCAGGCGTAATCGAATTGGTGTGATTCAGCTCGCCGCCAGAAGCAACAGTTAAACCTGAGCCAGGAAAGACAGCGCCTCTTGTAGAAGAAGCCGCTTCAGGCATATCTGCGGCTGTAACCAGACGACCACTGGTGATCAAGCCGTTGGCGTCATATTTGGTGAGTTGAAATTCAGTCGTGTTTGCACTGACGGTGTTATTGACGTGGATCTCATTGCCACTCATCACCAGGCCATTGCCATTGACGGCAACACCTCCCTTGTTCGATGTCGTCGCAACAGGTAAATCCGTGCCAGCAATAGCCCTATAGGCAACCGCTCCACCAGCACCAGTAGGCCCACCAAGGAAATGAGCTGCTGATGTCGTGTTATCCAGCGTTGGCGTGATCGTGACCTGATCACCACTCGTGCTGATATTGATATTGACCAGCCCAGAGGTGCTGCCAACAATTGTGTTGACCGAACCAGCACCCTTAACGCTCTGCCAAGCAGAACCGTCCCAGATGTAAATCTTATTGTCGTCAGTGTCTAAAGCGATCTGCCCAACAAAACCACCAGCCCCCGGCAGCGTTGTAACAAGGTCAACCGTTGCCTCGTCAGCAATCTTGGCAGCCGTAACAGCATTGTCAGCCAGTTGAGTTGCTGTGACCGCGCTATTTGCAAGCGCAGTTCCTGCAATCTCTGCCGATCCAAATAAAATCTTGGCCCCAGGTATCCCTCCACTTGAAATCAGATCAACGCCTGAATCGATCAGGGCGCTGACTGTAATTTTCTTGGTTTCAGATGCGCTTGAATCGACAATGGCAAGCTCATCAGCCGCAGCTAGGTTTCCTCCGGTAAGGGCCGAAAGCTCACTAATCTTCAGGTCAGCCATTAGCGGTCATTCCTCTGCGGTTACTGGTCGGTCTCTAGGAGCAGTTTAGCGGTAGCATCCTGATCCAAGAGTATGTCATCTGCATTTTCCTGCAAGACGGCATTCGTTGGATCAGTCTTCATCCTGATTTGAATTGCTCCAGTAGTAATAAAATCAGCAGTGAATTGAACGGTTGTGGAAGGCGAAAACTGAACAGCGCAAGCCGTAAGCACTCCGGTCAGCTCATACCAGATCTCATCATCAGCCGTTCCAGCTGCCCCACTGGGGTTATAGCTGTTCGTTTTAATGTAAAGCTTCCCGCCAAATTGACTGCCAACGCGAGTCCTTAAAGAAAGCTCCAACAGATAATGCGGAAGCTCGTTTGTAGTGTTGCCGGTATATTCCCAGAAACAAGTCATCCGGCCAGAACCAGACATTAACGTGCTAATCCTGCTCCTAAAATCATCTGACAGCGTTGTCGTGTCAACGGTTTCGCGTTCAGTATTAAGCTCAAAACTGCTGACCTGAGCCAACAAACGGCCTGTGCTGTTTTGCACCGCAACCTTGATAGGGATGTCATTTCCTGGAGCGGCAAGCGTAACTGCGTTTGCAGTGCCTCCATTAATTGCGTTAGCAAAACTCGTGTAAAGCCTTACGCCATCTAGCTCGTCAACGTGGATATACCTTGTAATACTGTCAGCGGTATAACTGTCAATGAAATCTAAGGCGCTTCCATCTGTGCTTTTAATTTGCAATTGATCGCCGCTTATCAGCTGGCCATGTTCAAAATCAAAGCTAAAACGTTTCTTGGTGACGTTCACGTCGCTTGTATTAATAACAGAAGACAGCTCACCACCATCAAACTGCCTTTGCAGTTCAACTTCCCCAAATGTCCCTAAATAGACAGTCATCAGATTGACGCGGTTGACAATGCACCCGTACCAACAAAAGAAATCTCTGCTCTAACCAGTTCAGCAGTTGCAGCACCCATGCTTGCACTTGTGACGTATGCAGTCATCTTGATGTCATTGTTGTCCGTTCCATCAATCCAGCGGAACGTCAACTCAACCGTGTCTGTAGAGCTGACGCCAGCTGTTCCGGTCTTGATCAGCTTGCTAAGGATGCCAGTCGTGTTAATTGAACCTGAGTCTTCCTTGTAATAAAGCAAAGACGCACTTCCTGAATAGCCGACAATGCCAGGGGAATAACTGCGGATACTGTCGCTCAACGTAGTGGTCTCTAGTGTTTCCAGATCACTCTGGAACGAAAAGCTGACGACCTTGGCCACAGTCGTGCCAGCTATCTGTAAAGCGCCATCTCTGCCGGTGTAAACCTTGGCCATCAGCTCACTCCAACAGCAATAAAGCTCACTGTAACGCTACTTATGCCTGGTCGAACTTGAGTGATCGAGACAGGTTCTGCATATCGCCATTGAACTGCCGATCCAGCATCAAAGAAATTTGAGGAGCCTTCCCAGCCTTGGCCAATCGTTGAAATGGCAGTGCCAAAGTCAAAAGTCTGATAAGTGCCTTTTTGGTCGTAATAATGCTGCGCGAACTGCTCGGCCTGAGTGTCAGTAATGTTTTCGTAACTCAGCGAAAGCGTGTGGTTGACCCTCTTGTCTCCATAGAGAATCCTGACCTCGGACCCGTTTTGAGACTTGAATTTCTTTACAGGCCAGTCGCCATAATCAAATGATCTTGCTGTTGGCGCAATAGTAGGAAATGCCATTAGTCCACATCACCCCCGACAAACTCAAAGTTGTTGTTCTCGCCCAGCGTGTCAAGCGCCAGCAAGCTTCTGCCTGATGAGTCTACTGCGTAATTGCTGGCCTTTATCGTGACAATTCCGTCCTCGTTCACGTCAAGAGCCTCAATCTGATAGATCTGCGAATCTTCGTTAGAGCCTCCTCTTACAGAGAACACCGTTCCAAACAACTCAGTGGCAAGACCGTTCTTGATTTCTAACGTGCGTTCTTGGATCACAGCGTTCTGACGGTTCCAATAGAAAACTGGATAGTTGCCGTCAGCCAATGGAACCACGGAAATGACGCCGCCATTCTCGTCAATGACCCCATTGTTCTCAGGACGATAAGGGCTCATCTCACTAGCAACTCGAATAAGGTTGCCAGGCTGAAGGCTTAAGCCCCAGGGCAAGGTTTGGAACGTGATCGTGTGAGTCTGGTAGCGACGAAGCGCAAGAAAATAACGAGCAACTTTTTTGGCGTGCTCAGTGCTGTGGATATGAGGAAAGTCAAATTCCTCCACAGGCAACTCAGAACTGTTCGCAACATCCGTATAACGAACGACAAGAGTCCTTTGCTCTGGGAACTGATTAACCCTGGATTGAGTGTAAAAAACTGAAGCTTGAAACAACTTTCTTTCTTCCAGCTCTAGCCAATTGATCTCCAGGCTGTCTTCAATGATGTTGCCTTCAGTAAACATTCCTGAGATTGCTACTGGTTGAGATGCGTCAATAGCACCATCACTGCTGCGGTAAGGAAGCGCAGGCTCAAGCGACATCCTGCCATTCTTCATGCTTGTAAAGCACAAAACGCTAGGAGCTTGAGCAGCAAGCCAAGTCCGAAGATTGATAGGCTCAGCAATTACATCGTCCCAAAACAGTTGATTGGTTCGTAAATACTTGGCGGTCACAATCAACGCGTCACGGTCAATCAAACCAGAATGAACAATTGCTCCTGTTCCTGTGTCTTTGTTGGTGGTCAAATACCACATCAAATCCGTGAGCAGATTGCTAGGACCAACGTCACCATCCAGCAAACGTTCCACTTCAAGCCCATTCTTTAGATAGCAACGAAGTTGATCAAGTTGCGTAAAATTGTCGCTTGACTTTAGTTTTAATCCAGCAACAGCGCAGCCTTTGTAATCAACAGGATCTTCCTCGCTAAGCGTTTCGTTGACATAAATTATTTCATGCTCAGGACCATCGTCACAACTGCGGCTGATTAAATCTCCATAATGTGAAACCTCAGCCACTCCGCTGTAACGCTGGAACAGTCTGGTGGCAAACTGAGGAGTGTCAAACTCTTGATAGGTTGAGCCGTAAGTAATTTCATACTTAAAAGCAAACTGAATCCCGTTTGAATTTCGCGCAAACTTAACGAACGTATCGCCTGCGTTCCACTCGCCATTTAGGTCTCTGATGACCGTAGACGCAATTTCCCACCACCTATTCCTAGACGTTCCGTCGTAGTTAATTTCAACAGATTGAATTGACATGTCCATATAAACCTCACGCCCTAAATCTCTTGTA